TGGGTAAAACTTAAAGAAAAGAAGTAATAATTAAAGTATAGTAATGACATCAAACAGTCCTTTTAAAATTACAGAAAAATCTTACGAAAAACAGAACAAGTCAATGCGTTCTGATTACACTAAAGAAACAGGTAAAAAACTAGGTAAAAGATTAACTACGGGTAAAAGCGCACGTAGAGTTTCTTTTGCCTGTAGATTTGCGGGTATGCAAGGAGCAATGAAAGATGCTAAAGGAGAGCCAACTAAAAAAGCAATGGCTTTAAAAAAGTGGGGATTTGGAAGCGTTGGAGCTGCTAAAAACTTTTGTAATAAAAATAAAAAGAAATAAAATGAAAGAAGAAGGACACTTTGGTCATTACACTGGTAATGCTAGGCACTCAAGAAAAGAAGAAATGATTCATGATCGTGAATTAATTTATGATGCTAAAAAACAACTACATCATGCTGACCAAGATTATAAAAAAGATAATTAAAAACAAAAATAATGGCGTATAAACCAAAAAATAGCGTAAAAAGTCTATGTAGTGGTTCCCCAATTACAAACTTAAAAAGTGGAGGTAGAATGATTAGTTCCGATAAAGGATCTAGTAATTACATGAAGGAAGATCCAGGTTCACCGGCTAAAGCATTAAAACCGGAAATAAAAAATTTCTTTTCTAGTCTTGGAAGTAAAATAATTTATCAACTTGGAACCTCTCCAAATGAAAAAGCTAGAGATAAAGCTAGAGCTTTAGGGTTAAAAAATAATAACACTACAAGTGTAAACAAAGATATAGTAGGATCAAAAAACAGTGGACAAAGCAGTACTAATAAACCAGCTCCAGACGTTTTTAAAGGCGATTTCAGTGACCCTAACAAAACTAGCGCTGGTCCTGCTCCAACTGTTAAGCCTAGAAAAAAAGTAGAAAGTGTAGGAAGACCAGGTAAAGTAAGCGGTACAACAGTAAGAAAAACTGGAGGTGGTATGACTGGTACTAAAGTTAAAGTTTCTCCAGAAATAAAAACATCTGGTAAAACAACCGAAGGTATAAAAGGTGTGAAAGCNAAGCTAATGAGCCTAAAGAAATGTCTAGAAAGCAAATTAGAGAAGCTAAGAAAAAAGACAAAGATTCTGGCATGAGTAGAAAAGAAGTAAGACTTAATAAAACAAAACGTAAAGCTGCCAGCACTAGAGCTAAAACAGTTTCAAAAGAAACAACTGCTAAAGGAGGTAAGGAAGCTCAAAGATTACGTCGCAAAACTATTAGATTAGAAAAAAAAGCAGCAAAAATTGAAGGTAGAGTTAAAGCTTCAAAGATTAAATAATATGAAATCACAGGGCTTTGGAGATACCGTAGAGAAATTCACAGAAGCAACTGGTGTAAAAACTTTTGTTGATAAAGTATCACAGGGATTGAATATTCCCTGTGGCTGTCAACAAAGAAAAGAAACTTTAAATAAAGTTTTTCCTTACAAACAATAATTTATGGGCTTTATAATGAAAGGCGCGCCTTACAACAATGATAACACTCCTATTTATAGTATAGACATGGAAGACGGTGTATTAGGTAAAGCTAATAATAATGGTACTATAGTCATTAATAAAGACATCAAAGATTCTAAAAAAATACAAGATGTTGTAGATCATGAGAAAGTACATATACAACAGATGAAAGACGGTAGATTAAATTACGACGATAATAACGTCTACTGGGAAGGTAAAAAATACTCAAGAGCTTCAATGAAAGAAGGTGCTAAAAACCTTCCTTGGGAAAAAGAAGCATATCAAAACGCATAGCTAAAAAAACAATATCATGGGAACATTTATGTCAAATAAATCACACGCTTCAAACTTATTAAAATACAATGCTGTAGACGACAAAGCAAGTGCATTACTTAGCACTGGTCACGGAGGTGAGCCTGATCATAATCATATCGAGCCTAGAACTGGTAATAAAACAGGATTAAACCCTAGTAAGTTCAATAGTAGATCTAATCCAAACGATCCTAGAACTGGAACCGAAAGCAACTCTTTTCAAAAGCGACGTGCAATAAACGCCGCTGCTCACAAAAGATTAACCGGTGGAACTCGTCAAGAAAGAGCAGCTGAAAGAGCTAGAAGAGCTGCAAATCAAAGCTAAATGTGGAAAGTACTACTAGGTCTTTTAAAAGGAGGTGAAGGTAGAAAGTCTGTAGCTGGAGGTTTAGCTTGGGAAATAAGAGAAGCAATTAAAGGCAAAGAACTTGACCCTGAAAAATTAATAGAACTTCAAACCAAGATAAATCTAGCTGAAGCTTCACATCGAACTTTGTTCGTTGCTGGCTGGAGACCATTTATAGGTTGGATATGCGGATTCGCGTTAGCTTACAATTTTGTTATTAGAGATTTATTTATATGGATAACTAAAACAACTGACGCACCACCACCATTACAAATGGAACATTTAATGACCGTACTTCTAGGTATGCTAGGATTAGGAGGTCTTCGAACTTACGAAAAAATAAAAGACAAAGTAAAATAAAAAATTATGTATCAAAAAAATCAAAGTGATTTCACTACAAGTGCTATTGATCTTCTTTTAGTTTCTACGCTAAAAGCTGAAACTATAGTATTAGCAAACGCCGCTTTAGCTAGCACTGTAGCTAATCTACCCGCTAGTACAACAGCTATTGTTTACGCAGATGGTGGAACATTTACGGGTTCAGCAACTAAAACTACACTAGGAACTACTGCAGGTGCTTTATACCAAGTAACTTCAGCTGCAGACGGAACAGTAGCTAGTATAACTGTAGTAACTAAAGGACCTAACTTTGCAGCAGGTAAAACTATTATATTTAGTGCAACAGCTTTAATACAGGCTTTTGGTGTTCAAGATCCAGCTATAACAGGAGTAATAACATATACTCCAGCTACTGCTAATTTAGAAGTACCAAGTACAAATTTCACTCAACAGCCAGTAGCTTTATATGTTGGAGTTGGAGGTGATATAACCGTGACACTAGCAAGTGATTCAACTGAAATTAAATTTGTAGGTGTAGCAGCTGGAACTTTTTTAGACGTACTATGTACTAGCGTTAATACTGCAGCAGCTGGAAGTCCAACATCAGGATTACTAGCCCTTAGATAAAAATAATAACAACAATCAATTAAATTAAATCAAATGAAAAAAGTAGAAAGTAAAGAAGTAAGTAAAATTACAGACGAGCAATTAGAAGTAATCACAAAGCATCAAAAAGATTTAAATAAGTCTTTAACTAACATTGGCTTTTTGGAAACTCAAAAGCATAGCTTATTACATGAGTATGCTGGAATTGTAGATGACATTGAAAAATACAAAAAAGAATTAGAAGATGTTTACGGAGCTATCAATATAAACATTGAAGACGGAACATACACTAAATTCAAAAAGAAGAATAGTGGACCACATCATAAGAAAAATCAGCATTGGTTCTGATTATAAAAATGATGCTATGCACTATGCGGTTGGTCAGTCTGTGTATGGAGGACATACGATATCTCATATTCTTTTTGAAGAAGACGAGCAGTCGTATAATATCCATATAAAAAAGAGTGATGAGATCTTGCCTTGGAAGAAGTTTAATAAAAACATGGCAGTGTCAATTGAATACGATTTAGAATATTAATGAATAGTATTCACCAGTTTATAGTAAAACCTATAGGTGAAAGATACAATAATGAAATAACTATTGGCGATAAAAAGCTGATAGTTAATTCTAGTATCTCTAACCATAAGTTTGTAAATAGAGAAGCAGAAATAGTAGCTACGCCATTAGCTTATAAAACTAAGTTAAAAAAAGGTGATAGAGTTATTGTTCATCATAATCTATTTAGAAGATACTACGATTTAAAAGGTAAGTCAGTTAATAGCACAAAGTTTTTTAAAGATGATATGTGTTTTGCCTCTATAGATCAAGTGTACATGAAAAAGAGTAATAACTCTTGGGAAACTCTAGACAACTACTGCTTTGTTAAGCCTGTGGTTGATAAGGATGATTCTAACCCAAGTAAGCTTAAAAAGTGCATTGGTATAGTAAAATATAATAATAGCGTCTTAGAAGCTCTTAAAATCAGCAATGGAGATTTAGTCGGATTTAAAAAGAACAGAGAGTTTGAGTTCTTAATTGACGGTGAGGTACTTTATTGTATGCAATCAAATGATATTTTAATTAAGTATGAAAATAAAGGAAACGAAACTGAATATAATCCAAGCTGGGCAAATAGCAGTTGAAGAACTTATAAAAGTAGCGAAAGAAAAGATCGTAGACTCAGAAGATGATATCTCAGCTGATAGACTTAAAAACGCTGCTGCTACTAAAAAATTAGCAATATTTGACGCTTTTGAAATACTAGCTAGAATAGAAGCTGAAGAAAATATAATAAATGAAAAGCCAGTAAAAACTCAAGTTGAGTCTTTTAAAGGTTTTGCCGAAGGAAGATCTAAGTAATGTACGAACAAAGCTTATATCACATAGTAGAAGACCATATTAAACCTAAAGTTGTTAATAGACTTAATAGGCTTAAAAAGTGGAAATACGGATACGATAAAGATTACGACGTTGTTGTGGTTAGCAAAACAGGGCAAATAGGTGAAATATATAGCATACAAAACCTATTGATAGCTTTGCCTTTAGCTGAAGACGTTTATAAGTGCTCTAAAAAAATAACAGAACAACGATGGAATGTTTTAGATTATCCAGCTGAATTAAAAAGAATTAATACAGTATATGATTGGAATCAAAAACCTATAGCGTTTAAAGAAAAGCATTATGAATATATTAACAAAGAGTTTGTTAGGCGTGAAGAAGGTTATTGGTACTATAACAAAGGTGTTCCTACTTATATTACTGGTTCTCACTACATGTACTTGCAGTGGACTAAAATTGACGTGGGCCACGCAGACTTTAGAGAATCAAACAGATTATTCTATATATTCTGGGAGGCTTGCAAGGCGGATTCAAGATGCTACGGACTGTGCTACCTTAAGAATAGACGCTCAGGCTTCTCTTTCATGGCTTCATCGGACACCGTTAACCAGGCAAC